TACAGACATAGCAAATAAATATCAGCCGGCGATAACAGATTTGAGCTGTGCTAATGTACTTTCGGCGATGGAAATGCAAGGTGCGGACGTTTCAAACGTAAAGCTAGGTGATTTTTCGGTGAAGAAAGGAAGTAAAACATCTACGTCTTCGGCGAGAGACTACTTTGAACGTCAAGGTGAGAAGGAATTAAACGACCTAGGAAAGAATATAAAATTTACTCGAACGTATACATAGAGTAAGGTGAGAAATGAATGTGAGCGAACTGAGGAGCGACGTAAATTCAATGATTTCTAGCTACGGCGCTCCCATTCGTATTCGTAAGTATATAATAGGTTACGATGCGACGTACGGGACTACATCTGGAATATCTTTATCTGGAACTAGCTGGTGTATGGGATTGCAGCAGCCGATACGCTCTGATATGGCGGGTGATGATTATAAATTTCTAGAGCAAGGTAAAATAAAAACTAACGATAGTAAAGTATATTTAACAGGTAGCGTTAATTTAAGTGGCAATAAAGTCAAAGTTGGCGTAGGTTCGCCAAATCCGACTGAGTACGAACTTTTAAATCAGGGCGCAATTCCACAGTATTTGAACGGCTCGGTAGTTTACCAAAAAGCGTACATTAGAATTTTGAACACTGGCTCGTGGCTGGGAGAAGTTTAATTGGAGAATAGTGCGAAATCTTAAATATATCTTTTGTTTTATTAGTTTAGCTTGAAGTGACAAGCTGGAGAAGTCAAGTGAGACATGGTAATTAGCAGTGAGACTATCGTACACGATGTAACGGAATTTTTAGTTAGTTTAATCGATAATAACGTGACTGACCCTATTTTAGCTCGCAGAAGTGGAAATTCTAAATTTGTCTTGTCTAGTTACCCTTCAAGAATTACCGAATATCCTTTCGTGTCAGTTATAGTTGAATCGCCAGATACGCAGGAGAAATTTATCGGAACTCAAACTCAACGTGTTACCATTACGGCAGAAATTAGAGTGTGGGCGAGAAATGTAAAAGAGCGCGACGAATTAAGCGACGAAATATATAATACGCTTCGCATAAAACAAACTGCTGCTGGAGGTAGCGTTTCAGAAAATCTTTCTGATATGGAATATACTCATATTGGAGATATAAACGAGGAAAATGTGCGTAGTAGACTCGTTGAAATACAATATACTTACTATGCAGGATAAGTGAAACAAATGAAAGTGAAATACATCGGCGGACTTAAGGAAGCGCGGGTTCCCGCGTTTAAGAACTATACTTGGAGACCACTAGAAGTTAAAACTGTGCCAAAAAGCATGGGTGAAAAACTTGTAGCTAGTCCAAAGTTCGAAGAAGTTAAGCCGAAACTAAAGAAAAAGAAATACAAAAAGATAAAGGAGGTAAAAGAATAAAATGGCATATTATTTAACAGATGGTAACGCAACATTTATGAAATACGAAAGCGGAACTTACGCTACTCCTACAGGTACATACCAATGGTTAGGTATGGTCCAAAGCCACGATCCTTCAGAGGATATGGGTAAAATGCCACTTCGCTACGTTGGTAATACTACACGGAACGTAGGTAGATGGGAAAACGGACCTATAACTATTAATGGGAATTTTAGCTATTATCCACAAAATTGGAAAATGCTAAGGTTTGTATTAGGTAGCGCAGTAGATGCAGGATCACCTTCGCCATACACACACGATATTTACGAAGCGAACGGCGGATTTTCAGATCCAGTTATTGGAACTAATTTTCCAAGCTTCACAGTCGGAGATGGCTGGGAAACAGTTACTGGCTCGAATTTCATTCGAGTGGTAAAAGGTGCTGAAGTAGATAGATTTACTTTAAGTGCGTCTACAGGAGAACCGTTAAAAGTCGATGTTGATTACGTTGCAAAAGAAGCTCAGTTTGAAAGCGGAACTATGCCGTCAGGTACAGCTGATACATCTTCGCCGTATTTATGGCAGGATATTAGTGTAGATTTACCAAGCGGGACAGGATTTGCATACATGAAAACCTTTTCGATGAGTGTTAGTAATAACTTACTTGGACCACATTATATTACAGGTAGCCGAACAATAGGAGAACCAATACCGCAAAACAGAGACTATGAATTGTCGGCAACAATGGATGCAACAGACAAGTGGGCTAAAGATTTATATGATAAGTATTTAATCGGCGGCTCAGCGTTTAACATGGTAGTTGATGTTACAAAGGCAAGTGGTTCTGATGCTATGGTTTGGACGCTTAGTGGATGTTATCTAACAGAAATGAGCGCACCAACGGAAGCTGAAGGAATAAATGAATGGACAATTACCATCAAACCAACAGAGTCCAACGCGAAAGTGTGGGATTCAACGGAACTTTACACTCCGAACGCGTAATTTGATTTGGGGGCGTAAGCCCCTTTTATTATAATCATGAAAACAAAAAAAGCAAAAAAACTAGATATAGAGAAGACTATATTTGAAAGAGACGAAAATAAAACGCTAATTCCGCAAAAGCGGATAATAGATGTAGAAGGAAAAGAATATGAAATTAAAGTAATACCTCTTCTACGAGGCGAACTTAGAAATATTTTACTAAGTGCGACGCCAAGTGGTGAAACAACTAAAGACCAAGACGCAGAGATTGTCGCTAAAGCATGCGTTGAACCGAATTATACAGTTGAGAAAGCTAAAGATTTGAAGCCGCAGTTTTGTAAGCCAATAGTTAATGCAATATTAGAAGCCTCTGGTGTGCCAATTAAAGGTAAAAGTTTTAAGAAAGCCTTTGAAAACAAGGAGGGTTCAGAAAAAAAAAACTAGAGCAATATGAAAAGTTTAAGGAGTTAAATGCTAAAACTTCGCTTTTCAGAGTGCTCCACCATTTTGGGTATTCGTTCTTCGACGAGCCTAGAATGACAAACGGCGAGGTAAATTTGTTAATAGAAATATGGAACAAGTTTTTCGCCGCTAAGAAAAAAGATAAAGGAGTAAAATTAACACAAGGAAGTAAATGGCCTTCACCAGCGTAGGAGCAATAGGAATTGGAAGAGTAATAGCTAACTTTAAGCAGATAGCTAAAAACATCGAGAAAGATGATGATTCTATTAAGAAAGCCGCCCAAATATTCGAGCGGGAGGCTAAACGACTATCTCCTGTTGATACTGGTTTTTTAAGAACCAATATTAAGTCCAGCAGCAAAGGTGATAAAGTTATTTCCAACGCGGCATACAGCGCAGCACAAGAGTATGGAACTAGTAAAATGTCTGCTGCAAATAAAGGAAAAGGGTATATGAGGCCAGCAGCTAAAAAAACTAAAACTAAAATGTTAAAAGTATACGGAAAAAGTTTATGGGAAAATGCAGGTGAGGGTGTTTAATAATGGCAAATATTAAAGCAGGAACGGTAGTTTTTAATGTTGCGGCTAATACAGTTTCTGCTAAGCGAAGTTTATTAGGCTTTACTGGCGCTGCAGCAGGTGGTTTTATGGCAGCCCAGGTCGCAATGCAAGGTTTTCAAGCTGCTGCACAGTTTGTAAGTGAGTCAGTTTCTATGTTCCATGAGCTAGAGCTAACTATGGCTGACGTAAGGAAGCGTAGCGGATTAACTACTCAGCAAATAGGGCTTTTAACCGAGCAGTTAAAAGACATGTCTGCAGAAACAGCGGTTGCCGCTAACGATTTAGCAGAGATTGCATCGACGGCAAGTCAGCTAGGACTGAAAGGCTCTAAAGAAATATTAGATTTTACAGAAGTTGTAACTAAGATGTCTATAGCTACGGTTTTATCTAGCGAGGAAGCAGCAACAGCCTTTGGTAAACTCGCAACAGCCTTTGATTTGACAGACACTGCGCGAGGCATGAAAAAAGAATTAGAAGGTATTGGTTCTGCAATCAACATGCTAGAAAATACTACGGCAGCCAACTCTGCAGAGATAATTGATTCTATGCGACGTATGATTGCTGGCGCAGTACAGTTAGGCGTAGCGGTAGAGGATACAGCTGCTATTTCTGCTACTTTGATTGCCTCTGGAGTTAGAGCAAGAAGAGCTGGTACTCGTATGAATCGTGTGTTTACTACTATGGCTACTAAGGCCGATGAGCTGGGCGAACAGATGGGAATAACTGGCGAAGAAATGGCTAAGGCAATAGATGAAGCACCAATTACCGCCCTTGAGAACTATTTACGTTCACTTAAGTCAATTGAAAGCCCTACGGCGCGTATGAGTGCAATAATAGAGATATTTGGCGTAGCGGAAGCCAAGAATATTTCCATCCTTGCTAATAAATTTGGCGATTTGGCATCCAACATGGCGATAGCCCGCATAGAAATGGCTCGCGGAATAAGTCTAGAAAAAGAATTTGGCATCGTTATGGATACTGACGCAAAGAAAGTCGCCAGACTAAGTAACGAATGGGATAACTTTAAAATAATGGTGGGCGCAGCCGTATCAGATCAAATAGGACCGATGGCGGACGCTATTAGAAATGTCAATGCACTCATAGAAGAGCAAGAGATAAAATTAGCACAAGCTAATAAGGCAGGCAAAGAATATAATAATACATTAGGCCTTACTGCAATAGTAGCGAAACAAGTAATATTAAATACTGTGGGATTAGGATTTAATCCAATTACTGCTATGCTTGATTCATTTAACGAAGAGATAGGTGAATCCGCAGAAAAATCTCGGGAATATGTGGCCGCTTCTAAAGCTGCAAAAGCTGCAGCCCTAGAGGAAACTAAAACTCGCGAAAAACTTAGAGCTGAAATGTTATTTTACGGCGGCGTTATAGGTAAAACAGAAAAGGGAATTTTAAAACTTGTTGGTTCTCAAGAAACTTTAACAGATTCTGGAAAAAACATTGTAGACATATATAAAGAACAGATAGCAATAACTAAAGATGAACTTGCAACTGATGAACAGAGAGTTAAAGCTAGTGATAAATTAATTGAAGCTGCACAAGAGCGAAACGTTTCCGAAGCAGAATTTATAGACTTAATACACAAAGCTGACACAGTAATGAATGGCTCTATACCTCTAATTGAAGATTATACCGCCGAATATGAAGAGTTAGCTGCTGTGCGAGAACAAGACGAAGAAGAAATGTACCAACAGCAGCAAGCATTGCGGGACTTAGGAAAAGAATTGAGTGCGCAGAAAGATGTTTTACAGAACTACAAGGACCAACTCGAAGATGTTACGAATGCGATAAGAGATTTAAATGAGCCAGTATTTAAAGGCCAGCGCGGGGCAGAAGATGAGATTTGGAATTTGGAACAGCAGATTAAACTACGCGAGTATAATATTACTAAACTGTCCGAAGAGTCGGACGAGCGGGAGTTAGCTGAAGAAAGTTTGGATGAACTTAAAGAAAAATTAAGAAGATTGCAGCTCGGGTATGAATTAACCTACGACCGAATGCGCCACGAAGTAGAGCAAGCTACCCAGGAGCACGAAGATTCTAATAAAACTATATTTGGCGGAGCGGATGAAGTAATTGTTAAGCTTAAGGAACAATGGTCTATGGAAAAAACGCTGAAGGAGCAGATTAGCGAGCAGGCAGATGTTATAGAAGCTACCCAGTCTAAAATACAGGACAGAATTGATATAATTGATGATTTAGCAGATTCAGTTAAAACTTTAACAGATAGAATGAATGATTTATCGGAAGCGGAAGACTCTGTAGACTATACAAGTCCGCCAAGCGGGGGCGGAGGCGGCGGAGGCGGAAGTACTCCATCTACAGACTGGCACCCACCAATGGTTATAACTTCGCCAGAACCAGATATAAGTGATATTTTAGAACCGCCAGGCGGATGGCTAGGCTTGCCGTTCCAAACTGGAGGCGTCATAAGTAAAACGGGTACAGCTATATTACACGCAGGAGAAACAGTATTACCTGCTACGGGGACTAAACGTATGGATGAAATAACCGCTAATTTAGCTCGCCAATTAGATGGCGGCAGAGCTACTACAACCAAGCAAGTAACTATTAACGTAACTTTCGAGAATGTGAATGGCACAGGAGAAGATATAGCTCGCGAGTTTATGACTGAGCTACGAAGAATGGAGGCAGTATAATGACTTGGTATACTAAAATAGTAGTTACTGACGCTACTGCAGGTGGTTCTGTTATTATTACTGACTCCGAAAAATCAATAAATGCGTCTCGTGGTATTTCTAATAAAACAGGTAGATTTGATTTTATGGTTCCTAATTCTCAAGGGCAATACTCTGGAACATTTGCAGTCGGCGACAAAGTAGAATTTTATCTAGATGATTCTGCAAATCCTGGAACTAAAATATTTACAGGTATAATAAACTCTCTAAATTTTAATTCAAATAGCGCCAATCAAAGAGAAACCTTAACAGTAGGTGGAAATGATTACGCCCAGAAATTAATAGATGTATCGGCGGTGAATGTTTATGACGACTTGCCCGCGGGCTCTATAGTTAAAGCACTACTTAACGAGTATGTTTCTGGAATTACAACTAATAACGTCCAAGACGGACCGATAATAGACCATATTGGTTTTAATCGGCGACCAATATTTGACTGCTGTAAGCAACTTGCAGTCATTGCAGATTATCAATTTTATGTAGATGCAGATAATGATTTACATTTCGAGTCAGAAGCTGCGGCAGCTTCTAACGAAACTCTTTATTCAGGTAATTCATATATAACTAGATTTACTAGAGACCGCGGCGATATGTATAATTCTATATATGTATACGGCGGTCGTAGAACAGTTAGATTCGAAGATAGCTGGATTGCGGACGGTGGCTCGGTATTTACTATGACATATAAACCTATTTCTCCTTATGTAATTGCGAGTGGTATTAAACAAGTAGGATGGATTAAAGAGCTGTCTGCACTTGCACCGGCTGGAACTGACTATTTACACGACTACGATAATAAACAATTAATATTTGTTAGCGGGACGCAAGAAGGAGCAAACATACCTGCTTCAGGAGTAGCGATAAATGCTCAATACGGTCGAAAAGTTCCAGTTGTTAAATACGCTAGCAGTAGAGAAAGTATAGCCGCGTACGGGAAGAAAGAAAAGCGAGTTGTTAACGAGGAAATTCAAGACCCGAGAGAAGCTACAGCGTTGGCCAAAGCGCTAGTAGCTAAATATAAAAACCCGGTTACTATGGGTGAAGTCCACGTCGAAGGATTGAATAATCTAACGCCAGGACATACAATAGATGTTGATTTTCCATTTGACGGCGTAAATAATGAAACTCATATTATATCGGAAGTAAATTATAATTTAACTCCAGTAACGTTACAAAACGGTCGCTTTGTTAATATGCGAACGAATAGAAATCCGAATACTTTAACTGACGCTATGCAGGATATAATAGACCGCTTAACTAACTTGGAAGCGTCGCGAGTTGATGAGTCTGATATAATTACACGTTTAGATCTGTTTACTGGCTCTTATACTACGTCAGTCGATGAGTGGAGTGTTAAACGTCGGACAGTGGGCAGCAGTTTTATATTAAATAGCCCGGTATATGGGCCGCTAGGAACAGTTACAGGAACACAACCTTATCTTGGCGATAGTAGAGGCGCATGGATATATATGGTTAGTGGAACCTCATAAGTAAATCTTAAATAAAAGAATGGTGAATGTATAACAATGGTGTACACAACTGTCGGGAAAGAAAGAGCAGCTATTAGGTTAGGCAGTAATATAAATACGCCAGACTATGTAGCAGTTGGTGACGGAAGTGGATCTAAAGATGCTTCGACAGTTGCCTTAGTGAATGAAACGAAAAGAACGTCTTATAATGGCGTGGATTTTTCTACGTCTAAAAAAGCAGCATATACGTTCGATTTTAATTCAGTAGAAATGAGCGGAACAACTCTTACAGAAATTGGACAGTTTAGTTCGGGAGCAGCAAATACTGGTTCGGCGTGGCTGATTGAAGGATTTGGTGGAGTAAATTTCGATGGGTCGAATGAACTCCAAGTAGAAACAAAAATAGAGGTAACATAAAATGACAGTTAGAACAACAGCACTTGCAGGATCGAATTGGTCGGATGGCGAAGTTTTAACCGCTGCAGATTTAAATGATACTATAATAGCTAGTAACTATAGTATGAGTGAAAAAAATGCGAATTTCACAATTTACCCACAGCATGAATATATAGTTAATGCGTCAGGGGGAACAGTTACCGTTACTTTAAGTTCTGGAGATTTCTCTGTAAATGAACGTTTTAAAATGAGTAATATAAACATCGCCAATCCAGAAATCGCTTTAAGCGGGAATGATTATTTCTTATGGAATACTATCATTTATCAAAACGTAAGTCAAGGTTCATATGGTTGTTCTATAGATAGCATATATTTAGGAAGTAAAAACATAGTAGGTCCTTGGGATGTAAGTACAGCAAATTATGATAATAAATCTGAAGATGTAAGCAATGAAGATACCAGCCCCAGGGGAGTATTCTTTAAACCAGATGGTACTAAAATGTATATGGTAGGCAGCCAGAACGATAAAGTATATCAATATACTCTTAATACTCCTTGGGATGTAAGTACAGCAAATTATGATAATAAATCTGAAGATGTAAGCAATGAAGATACCGCCCCCTATGGAGTATTCTTTAAATCAGATGGTACTAAAATGTATGTGGCCGGCGCCGGGAACGATAAAGTATATCAATATACTCTTAATACTCCTTGGGATGTAAGTACAGCAAATTATGATAATAAATCTGCAGATGTAAGCAATGAAGATACCGGCCC